CTTCTTCTTTACTTGTTTAGCGGCAGTGACCACCCTTGGTAATTCGTAATGAGGAGGGTCTTGATGCTCCCAGAAAAAGCCGCACTCAAGACCACATTCTTTACCAATCTTCGCCGCCTCGAAATAATCCCATTCATTGTCTTTATTCACATCAACCTTTGCGTCCCAGTTTGGTTTCCCGTCCTTAATGATTGCGATATCGAAGGCCTCTCCAAGTAAGTGACGGGAGTTGAGAGTCCAAGTAACGCAGAGGCCGAACGGGTGCTTTTTGCAAGTACCTATTGGGTTTGTCTTACCATTGCACCGGCATAACGGGCCGGGCTTAGTGCGTCCTTGCGCCCAGAGTTCTTTCTGCTCGTCAAGTGAGGCGCGCGAGCGAGTAATCATAAACGTCAATCCGCTTCTCGCCATAGCTACTGAAAACTTGAAGTAGAGTGTCTGGAGAGCAGGAACGCAAGATTGAATAGAACGATCAGGCATGGTCAACCTCTGAGTTAGTTTTCATCACCTTTATAAAATAACGATAACACACCTTTGCTAAGATGTCAACAACTTTGCACCTTAACTGCATGTATATTTTAAGGTCATCGTTCGCGTTGACGCCCAATTTGGAGATAGTGCAAAAAATGAACTATCTCTATTTACATAAGGTTATGGAGAGTAAGTGGAAGGGGATTAAGTTTTTAGCTTCGCGGATAGGAAAAAGGGGCAGTCATCCCAGTGCCGGGGATGGCCTGGGGTTGGGTGGGGGTCGTCTTCCCTATTGTGAAGCATGTGAAACACCTCAATATGGGCAGGATTTGACATTGCCGATTGGCCATGATATACTGGTCTCACGATGCAGGACACCGCATCGAATAAAAACTTTTAAGGAGTAACGATCATGGCAACAAAAGAGAGCAGAGAGTATAACACAAAGGCGATGACGTTTGTTCTCAACGGTAAGACGTGGACAGTAACCTTACCCGTTCCCGACTACGACGAAGCATTACCNAAAAACCTTGCGACAAGGAAAGCAGTCTTGATAGGNATATCCAACCCGGTGAACGACTGCGTTGCGAATATGCCGTTGAAGGAAGGCTTTACCCCTGCCCAGCGGTTGGAGCAGATGCAGAAAACCTTCGACGCCTTGATGGAAGGGAAGACTGTTGAACGTGAACGAACAGCAGGCGTGTCAATATCAACCTTCACAATGGCAGGACTCGATACCAAGCTCGACGATCAGACGAATTGGAACAACCTGCAGGCCGCTAAGCAGATGGCATCAACAGGCATGGTGCCGAATTTCAAGGCGTTGACTGCCGCCCAGCTCGTGAGAGAGAAGGAGTTGAAGGCCCGGTTGAAAATCAAGAAGTAAACAACCCACGGGGAGCGGGAAACTGCTCCCCTCATCTTAACTTCCAACTAAGGAGATCAATATGCTAAGCATGGACCAAATTAAGAACATTTCCATATCCGCCTCCAATACGCTAATTAAGGAGTTGAGAGAGGCAGGCGTTGACGAGCTAAACCTTACCATGATTGCCTTACTCATGACTGACCTAATCGCTGACAAACTTCAGGAGATTCTGCTCTAAGTACCAACCAAACAACGACCAACAATCCACCAACAAAAGGGGACATATTAGTGTCCTCTTTTTTCGTGCATTATCTTCCCTCTCCATCTCCTTACCTTCTCATAATCTTACCTCTTTTCTACTTAGTTGTTCTAAGCGTTTCTCGTCTCCTTACCTTCTCTTCTTATATAATAATATATATAAATAATAAGAAAAAGGAAAGAACGAAAACGAACTAAGAAAATGAATTATCTTAGAAAGGTTAAGCAAATCACAAGTAAGTAAACAGTACCAAGATAATTCACCAAAATACATGCCCCTTATATAGAGAAAAAGGTTGGTGGACCGTTGGTTGTTGGTTGGTCTAAACTTAAAAAATATGTTGACAACTGAGCCAAATGGTGGTACGTTTATACATGAAGTCAATATTTACAATTAAGTTGGAGGTTATTAAATGACTGGGCTTGAGGCAAGAACTATTTTGCAAGATGTTATCATGAATCGTGGGAAGCGGGCGATTCTAACCCCTTCACGATCTAAAGCAGAGGCTACACGCTTACAACTCACCCGCTCAAGGCGTGAGACTGAAGCATCATTTCCAGGCGTTAAAGGTCATCTTAAATTCTCGACACAATACCTTGGTGAATCTCAGTACATGGTTGTCATTGAGTGGTTGGATGAGGTAAGCCCACAGCTGCAAGTATTCAACGTCCTCCCTGATGGTACGTTTGAATCTTACGATCTGACCGCCAAAATCAAGCAATTAAACGGTATACCTGAGCATGAGGTAGATAATTCAAATTTTGAACTATCTGGCATTGTGCAAGACAAATACCGCCGCTTAGTCATGGTGTGGCTGCAAGACAATGAGGAAGGCACCTTCGAACAGATGTGCTGTGAGATTGGGCTTGATTCAAGTGATGCTAATTACCGGGCGTTATGGGATTCGCTTACATGAGCTTCACACTGAAATTAAACATTGACAACTTATCTCGGATGTGGTATAATAAGAATAAAACAACGGACACACCGAGCGTGGAGGGCTTAAAAATGTTTAAGCATACGGAAATGGAAACCTTGGTTCAACAACTTCAATCGTTGTCGGAGTGCAAGGGTAAAATCCCCGATTTCAAAGATCTCCACAAAACACACCTTACCGAGCGAGACTTCGATCTTCCAGCCGAGAAAATAATTAAGCGCATGAAACAATTAATGTGTCTCACAAATAAATAAGGAGGAACGCATATGAAGGTCAGAATCATACCACCTTGGCGCAACCTTGGATGCTTGGGATTTAAGTTCGGTAAACTCTACTTCGACATTTTTAAGCGTCCATACTTTGGCATCTTCGTTAAGTCGGCACACTTACAAATGTGGATCAACATTAAAGCGTGTCGCCTCAATAAGATGATCGTTGATGGCACGGAAGTTCGTCTTACGAAGGTGACCCATGAGTAAGATTAACATTTCCGAGATCACCATACGTGAGACAACCAACCCATATGACTGGCCAAATTCGGTCTTTGGTCAGCAATACGGTAAGGGAAATGTGGGCGAACTACTCCTTGCTATTCACGCACTTGAAGTAATGAACATCGGTAAAGAATACAATCTTGAACTGGTCTACTTCACACCGGTTAAGGATGAAGAGGAACGGAAGGCCATCGCCAAGGCACACGGATTTAGTTCTTACATATGGGATACGCCTGACGTTCACCTCTGCATTAAACGCGAGCTTTCGCGGTATTCCAAAGACATTGAAAATTCTCAGAATCGCGTCCATGATTACTTAGAGGGCGTCCGTGATGCGATTAAGGCAATTTACGGTCCCGATGCTGACCAGCCACCAAAGGAGGTCGTCGTCATTGTAAGAGATTCCGAAGGTGAGTTTCGCGTAGCTGGGCCGAATGGTTCAGAACGCTCCGCCTACTACACTCCATACCGAGATGATGCGATATCAACCGCTTACGCGATGCACGGGAAAGATGTCCTTATCCGGTTCAAGCAGTCGCGTCGGCCTCACTCAGCAAGGAGGCCAGTCCATGGATAAGCAATATTGGGATGGCTCACCAATTAAAACTTGCGACGCTTGTCACGCACCAATTAAGATTGGTTTCGTCGATGGTAAGTTGCCGAGCGGTCCCTGGGCGATTGTATGTCTTAATTGCTACATCCACTTCGGTATGCGCGTTGGAGCTGGTTTTGGTCAGATGTACCGTGAGGAACCTGATGGTAAGTGGATAAAGGTTGCAGGTTAAGTAACGCTCACTTGGGCACAAAGGAGGTAGTAGCGTAAGCAACTCCGGCGTGCCCTTGATTAAATTATGGAGGCAAATTATGGCCAAGGTAAACATTGCTGAGTACGACGCTGAACAACGGCAAGCAATCGAAAGAATCTTATCTTCGATTGTAGGTGGAACAGATTCAGACACACGCACGGAGATTTTGTCTTACATTAATAAGTCATTCCGTGATACGGTTCCACTTAAGGAGCGCACCATCAAGTCAATGGACATATACAAGATGGCGGTTGTCGTTCAAGGAACTAACGTAGGCACACTTGACATGCTTGAAGTGCGTATGAAGGAAGCTGGTGTTAATCCTTACAAAACGCGGAAGTTGTTCAATCGCTTCAACTGGCGTGTCAAGAATCCTGAATTAAATCGGGAGCCTTCACGTACGCAAGTGCAACATGATGATTACTTGATCGACGTTGAGAAGCGGCTGAGAAAGCTTGAAGAGGCATCAACTGTGGAAGTGGAGTGTAAAATAATAGAGTTGACACACACGGTGAAGCTTCTCACACAGCTTGTCTTACACTCGAAGGGTCTCACATATGAAGAAGAGCAGTTATTCGCTTTCTTAGCGAAGCACAAATAAACCAAGGAGGCTGAAATGGAAGTAAAAGATTTTGAAGCTGCCCCACAACCAGAAGTTGTTGATTTAAAGAATCGTTGTGATACTGACCACGTATGGTATTGCGATTGCGACTACCAACACACGTCAGCATTCATGACACTCATGGATGAGAAGCTTACAAACGATACCTGTTTCTTCAATACAGACATGACGTATCCACCGGCCTGTCCAAGGTGTTTTTTATTTCCTTGGTACTTCACCAGTAAGGAGGCATCAGACACTTTCCACAAAGCAATTAACCAATAAGGAGGTGATTAAAATGGCAAACTGGATATGGAACAAAGAGGAAACAATGTCGATCAATACTGAAAAGGTCGACCGCTTCCATATTGAGCAGATTGATGGAACAGCTCAGTGTTACGTCAATGCTCACATTGGAAAAGACGCTTGGCGCGTGTTCGCAGGAACGAAGCCGGATTGCAAGTTCTTCATTGCATCAAATACTTAGGAGTGTGCTACGATGTTCGAAGCGAATAAGGCTTTAGTGAAAGTTCAATACTTACCCAATTACAAGCAGATTTGGGGAAAACTTAAGTACGCCTACGCAACTGACGCGGGCTTCGACTTAAGGGCTGCTATCCCAGCGGATTTGGTTCTGAGCAAGGATGATGGAATAAAGATTCCAACAGGTGTCCGCTTTGAGATTCCTGAAGGTTATGAGATGCAAATAAGACCGAGAAGTGGCTTAGCTACGCGTGGCCTTATCATTCTCAATTCTCCAGGCACAATCGACGCAGGCTATCGCGGAGAAGTCCACATTTCGGTCATGTTCTTAGTTCAACGACAACTTGCTCCATACGAGCAGCATATCACAATTAACCCAGGTATGAAGATTGCTCAGGCGATTCTGTCTCCGATCACGCAAGCTGTTTTCATGGACGTAGATGCCTTGGCATCCAGCGAACGTGGGGAAGGAGGCTTTGGTTCAACGGGTGATAATTAAGACCCCTGATGGCCCGGCTTCGGTCGGGTCGGCGCTTAATAAATTAAGGGGTGGTAGAGCGCGCCACAAAGATAGTTCATTTTTTGAATTATCTATTACCGTGATAAGGAGGTGATGCTAAATGGAAGTTGTCGGACACATTACAGTGCGGATTATGACGACTGAGGACAGTAAGAAATTGAGTGACGAAGACGCGCGTAAAATTCTTGAAGTCGAACAGTATCTCAATCATGAGGTAGCGATCATGCTTTTTCAGAAGTTCGGCGTTGGCTTGCGCGTACATTTGTAACGGGAGGTGTTTATCTTAACAGACAAGGAAATAGAAGAAAGACTTAACGCGTTGACAGGCGAGGCCGGATGGCTTGAGAAGTGCATCCACGTTAGCGTTAGTAAATTTCCTTACGTCGAGTGTATTGGCCAAGGGAGCGTCACGATGAGATGCTGGGGCTTGCCTTGCAAATTGGAAGTTTCTACATGAAAGAGGAGGCCAAAAAGAATGAGCTGGTTTCACAAAGAGGACGGAACATACGACACGACTTCAATACTCATGACAAAGCACAGCCTCGATCCCAGAGTACAGAAGCGCGTCGGAAAGTCAAAACTGTTTCAAGAAGGAGGCCGTAACTATGGAAGCACAAACAAAAACACTGACGAAGCGAGTTGTGCCGGAATCAGAGGCGAAGCAAATAATCGCTGACATTTGCCACTTGGCTCAGCGGTGTGACGGAGCGCATCAAATCGACGGTGCTGGTTTTAATAAGATGGATACGGACTTCGGGCATGAGATGGCAAGCATCCACTGGAACAACGATCCAAGAGGTTACTCCCTTCATCAGATGTTGTATATGAAGGTCTTACAAAACAAGTATCGGAGGCAACTAAAATAAACCAAGGAGATTTAGAAATGCCAACATTGTTTCTTAAGATTTCACACAAGGCTGCTCTCGCAATTAAGGAGAAAACGCAGTCTAACTCAATCAGTAAGGCCGTCCGCGAATTGCTTCTTCAAACAGCGGAAAAGGGGATGGCAAAGGGAACAACGCTTGAGGCGTATGAAGTTAAGACCATGCGCGTCGATGGCGACTAAGGAGGAAACATGAGAATAACAATATCTACTTGCGACCGGTGCGGAAGGACAGCGAGTACGGACAGAATTGAAACCATTAAGGAACTCGATTTGCAGAAGGTTTCGATTGTCTGGGGTGCGCTCGGCTATCAAAGATGGTCGAACAACAAAGACGTGGAATGGTGTATGAAGTGCCGCGTCGAGCTTGGCTTGCAAACTCCATCAGTCGCTCCATCAGTGACTCCAATAGAAGGCGTTACTCTCGAAGATTTGGTTAGAGAGGTAGCAAGAGAAGAAGCGGAGTCAGTCGTTTCGGAGTTGGTCGAGCATGGCTGACAAGGAAGAAGAGAAGAAACGTGTTAAGGTTGTTCTGATCAGCATTAGGGAAATGTCAGAGGACTTCCTGGAACCTTGGATGGAGTTGTTAAAAGGTGGCGGGATTGATCTCGGCGACGACTTCCTTAATACTGGTCAGAGGGAGTTCGCAGAAGACTACGGCTACACAAGTAGCGAAGCGTTTTACAAACTACTTACTACGGAGGAAGAAGAGAATGGAATCAGAGAATGTATCGCAATGCTCAGAAAACGTAACCTTAGAACCCACCATTAAGCAGGTGGCCCTATGCGCCTTTTGTAACAACGGCATCATGTCAGATCATGCACGTATCACGACGCCTGAAGGCAGCTTCCACGTTAAGTGCCACGGTGAGCAGGAGAGGCGAATCGGAGCCGCTCGGTTTAAGGAAGGCATTTCAAGGAAGGATGTTCGCCGCTCCTTAAAGGAGTTGAAGAAGTGTATTCTCAGGGATCAGGTTTGTGAGTACTTCCCTCACAACGAACCAACCACTTCTTATTGCATCGCGGGTGGTCAGTTGCCAATGCTGTTCAAATGCACGAAGACATTCGCGTTGGCTTGCGACTGCCACAAGATGCAAAAGGACGACGAAGCAAATGGAAAAGGAGGAGAGTGATGCTGGGCCAGTTAAAGTTGCCGGAAAATTTAGTTCTCACCGATCAGTTCAAAGAAGCTCTCGATCTTATGGAGAACACGAACGAGAACATCTTCCTCACAGGAAAGGCCGGGACAGGTAAGTCAACCTTGCTCCAGTTGTTTCGTGACAACACCGAGAAGCATCCGGTTGTCCTTGCTCCGACAGGCATTGCCGCGATTAACGTAGGTGGAGAAACAATCCATTCGTTCTTCGGTTTCCCAGCTCGTTATATGCCACCAGACGAACTTCACATAAGGAAGTGGGATTGGGAGTTCGGTTACTCCTTACGCACCATTGTTATTGATGAAGTAAGCATGGTGCGCGCTGACATGATGGACAACATTGATAAGTTCTTACGCCTCAACATCAAGCCGAAGTTCGAAGGCGACGAACCAATGGCCAAGCCCTTCGGTGGTGTTCAGATGATCCTCATTGGAGACATTTATCAATTAAGTCCTGTAGTCGAGAAAGATCTCGAACCCCTCTTGGCTAAGCAGTACACCACCAATTACTTCTTCTCGGCTAACATCTGGGACGAAGCGGAGTTGAAAAGGATTGAGTTGGAGCACATCTTCAGACAGACCGATAAAGATTTCATCGGTGTCTTGAACAACATTCGTTCAGGTGTTTGCGGTCCGCCCGACTTACAATTCCTCAACCGAAGATTCAATCCGATGCAGGCGAAAAAGGAAGAGGATATCGTTTACTTGGTGACAACCAATTCCAAAGCCGCTTCCATCAATCAGAAGGAGTTGGACAAGCTAAGGAATCACGAAGAGAAGACGTTCTCTGCAGTTATCAACGGGAACATCGACGGAAGGTCTTACCCAACAGATGCTGAGCTGAGGTTAAGAGTTGGTGCTCAGATAATGATGCTCAGGAACGATCCGCAAGGACGCTGGGTAAATGGGACAGTAGGAAAGGTTTACGACTTCTTGATTCCGTACAGTGAGGAGTACGANGGGCCTGAAATGGTAAAGACTAAGGACCTTGGTGAGCATGTCTTACCTGGGCTAAGAGTGGAGATTGACGGAGAGATTTACGACGTTGACTTGGCATCCTGGGGCAAGGTCAAGTACGAGGCAGTCTTAGACGAGAAAGGAAATCCTACACCGGAGATAACCTATTCAACGACTGGCCAATTTATTCAGGTGCCGGTCAAATTAGCCTGGGCCATAACGATTCACAAGTCACAAGGTCAAACCTTCGACAAGGCGATCATCGACTTTGGTTTCGGCACCTTCGCTCATGGTCAGGCATACGTGGCGTTATCAAGGTGTCGTTCTGTCCAAGGAATGTATCTCACCCGGCCCATGAACAAGAAGGATGTTAAGCTGGACACCGTGGTGAGAGACTGGATGGAAGGTGCATAATGGCAAGATCATTCTACTTGGTGGAGGCAAAGGATGCGCGTGGTTCTTTCGTCTCCACAGGATTGGTGTATGAATCCAAGGAGCGTGCCAAAGCCGTTGCAGACCTTAAAGGAAAGGATGAGCGCGGCGAGAAACTTGGAAAGATAAGTAATATATCCATAATTTGGGAGGAAAGGTGAGCCAATTATATGACTGCCCTGCGTGTGGCAAATTGTGTACTGGACTAAGCGATCTTATAAAGCACAAGAAGGAACATGACGTCACAATTCTGGACACCGAAATGCTGGAGAAGCTCAATACAGTAGCGTGTCCATTTGCCCGTAATCGCGGATGTACTTGTTCAAGAGAGCGTGGTAAAAAGTACTGGCCTCCTTGTGACGAGAATGGGCATATAATCCTTAATATTTTCAGGAGGTAAGATGAGTAGACCTGGAATGAAATTGACGCAACAGGCAGAGGATGATAGAGCAGACTATCACAGGACATACGGGTACAACGGAGGATGCACTTGTTTTCTAAGCCCTCCTTGTGGAAGCTGTGTACACCCAGGCAATCCGCGTAACCAGGAAGAGGATGACGAGTGCTGGGAGGAATTGACCAATCAGGAAATTGAGAAAGCTAAGAAGGAGGCTTAGAAATGAACGTGCATAAGGATTGCGGCGGAGAGGTTATTGAGGATAAGTCTCTCTGCTACACAACACTTGATGATGAAGACATTGAACGATTCTCACACTACGGTCTTCGTTGTTTGAAGTGCACACGTGAAGTATATAAGGATCAGGTGGAGCACATAACACTGGAGTCAAAGAAAGCATTCTACTTCACGTTCGGTAAGAAGGGCGTCCATCGGAATATGTATGTTAAGATTGTTGCGTTTAATTGGGGTCAGGCAAGAGACCTGATGATCGACGCATATGATCTGCGATGGGCCATGCAGTACACGGATGAAAACTTCAAGAAGGTTAAGGCTGGCTTGAAGAAACTTGAAACTATTGATATGTTGTAAGGAGAGACAATGGAAAGAGGAGACAAGTTTAAGTTGGACAATGGAAAGTTGATGTGGGATTTACTTCCACTGAAACTAGTGGAGCCGGTTGTTGCTGTCTTAACATACGGTGCAAAGAAGTATAAGCCACACTCTTGGCGGCGCGTTCGCAATGGTAAGCAGCGTTATTGGGCAGCATTAATGAGGCATCTTGTGGATTACCAGAACGGAGAAATACTTGACAAAGAAAGCGGTCTTCCACACCTGTGGCATGCGGCCTGCAACATTGTATTTCTTATGGCGTTTACAGATAATGAGTGCCGAAGCAAGATGTTGCTGTCAAGAATGGATGATACAACAGAAGCTTTTCTCGGCAGTCCTAAGCAGCAGAAAGAAGTGAAACCAGTTGGAGTACCAGTGTGCTACAACCACAAAGGCACTGAACCAGAATGTGGTGCAGGATGTATCTGGACTACTACTTGCAAATCTAAGGAGGATTGAAATGGGATACGTTGCCCAGAGAAGATTCGGTATCATGCTTTGCGCTCCATTTACAGAGCGGAGAATAACCGAGCCTAAGTTTGGGTGGCAGCCTCCTTACTATCTCCAGCCCAAATTGAATGGGCATAGAGCAAGATGTTTGTGGACACCTGAAGGTAACGCTTACTTGGTGAGTTCGGAAGTGAATGTAATCCCAGGTGTTCCTCATATCGTACAGGAGATAGATCGACTTGGCTTAACGAATATCGAGCTGGATGGAGAGTTGTACTGCCACGGAATGACCTTAGAAGAAATCAGTTCAATAGTTTCCAGGCAAAGCAACCTCCATCCAAGATATTTCGATATGGAGTATCACATATTCGATATCGTCTTTGCTGTACCTCAGGAGGAACGCACTCAGATCATTGAGAAGTTGTATGCGATAATGAAGTTGAAAGGAGTCAGACATATTCATATCGTTCCGACTTACATTGTCGCTAACCTTGATGAAATCATGAAGTTGTATGATCAGTTCATTGAAGATGGATATGAAGGCTTCGTTCTGCGTGAGAAGTCAGCTCCATATATGCGAAAGCGTTCAACGTATATGATGAAGTTCAAACCAAAAGCCTTCGATGTGTACAAGATTGTTGGGTATTACGAAGAGTGTGATATCAGGACAAAGGTTCCTAAGGGTCGGCTTGGTTCGATTGAGTGTCAAGGAACAGATGGCACAAAGTTTAAGGTCGGTACCGGCTACTCTGCAGAACAGCGTAAGGCATTATGGGAGATAAGAGAAATGCTTCCAGCCTGGTGGCTAAAAATAGGATACCAAAATTTGACTGGCGCAAACAAAGTTCCGTATGCTTCAAGGTTTGTAGAGATTTTAACAAGTTACAAACCTCCAGGGGATGAAGGATTCGAAGGTTGTGACGTGCCAGATACTTCAAATTTTGAACTATCTATTGATAAGTAAGACGTGGGTATGGGATGTGACTTAGTGCTGCTTACTTCAGAAAAGGGAAAGGATGGCATGGAAAATAAAGTTGATCTTAAATCTATTGTTAAGGCACTAATGGCTATTGAAGATGAAACCATCAGAGAGGAGACAAGAAAGACACTGGAGTTAAACCTTGGGATGAAACTTAAGGTTGATACAAGTACGGTGGCTATACGAAAGTTGGCTAAGCGCATGCTGCCTCCAGAGTATTCCGTTGTAGCCTTACATATATGTATGACCTGTGGCACAGTAAGCGAGCAGTATTTTAGAATGACGCAAGATGAAGTGCGCTTCGCACTGATCTCCGTACCGCTAACTGAGAAACCTCAGCATCCGTATAAAGAAATTAAGTCCCACCATGAAAGGTGTATGTATTGTGAGGAAGTTCTCAGGGGCTTAACAAAGGACGACCTAATAAATAAAATCTTCGGTACTATCGAGAGGTTGAAAAAGTTAGCATGATAAACAACACTGACATTTACGAAGCGTGGTTCAAGAAGGCAATGGCGCTGGAGACTGGTGAAAAGTTGTACTTGCCAGTTGAAAGCAAAACCGAACAGACGAAGTTGAAGAAGTTACTCTTACAAATCCGCGATTCGTTTAAGGGTAACGACGCAATCGAAGCAACTAAAATTGTGGTGTATCCACACTTAGTAAAACAAGATAAGAAATACTACGTGATCTTAGAGAAGCGAGCATTCTCACCGTTAGTTGGCTTCGTTATGAACGAGCAGGATGCTGAACTAAAGAAGGTCATGTTGTCTCCTGATCGTGACATTGGAAGGTCGAGGCGCATCCGCTTAATGATTATCGACGGGTACTCGAAGGAAGAAATTGATGAGGCAGAAGATGGGCTGACTCCTGAAGAGATTGCGGAGTTCTTCCCGAACACCTGAAAATAGTTATTGACAACTTGCCCGTGTTATGATACGTTTATATCATCGAGATTGAATGATACCATGAAACTGAGGTAATGGAACGATGAAGTACATACAGACTCAAGTTAATGACAAATTCTACGAGCGCTTGGTGATGGTCGCAATAAGAAAAGGAATTAAACTCAACGCCTTAGTGCGAGCAGCCTTAGGTTATTACGTCGAGCACCAGGAAATAATTAACTTGAGTGACGAAGTAGCCCTTAACGCCTTAAAAGGCGAAGGTAATAAAAATTCTTAGGAGGCCTCAAATGGCAAAAGATGCAGCAGCAAAAGAAGTTGTACAGGCAGAAACTCAGGTAGCACCAGCTCCCGTTCCCGTTCCGACTGATGTAGCCACCGCTGGCAAGAAGAAGAAGCTGGTCAAGGAGATCAGTGGTACGGTCGTGAAGCTGACTGAGGGTATCACAGGTACCGTCCTTACCTTCGATGTCAGCAAACTTCCCGCTGAGATTCAGGGCAAGCTCGCTCCGTTCGGCCTCGGCCACAAGCTCGGTGATGCCGCCGCTGGCAAGGAAGGTCAGGAAGCAATCGACTCCATCAACAAGGTTTTCGAGGGCTTGATGGCGAATGACTGGACTGTGCGTGCTCCCGCTGGCGAGAAGATTTCCAAAAGTGAGATCAGCACCAAGTTCAACGCGATGCCAGAGGGCGCCGAGAAAGAGAAAACCCGTGCGGCTCTTGCAGCTCTTGGGATTGCCCTTTAATTTCACCAACTTCGGCCGGCAGGTGGGGACACTTCCAGTAAAATGGAACTCCCCACCCTCCATTAAGGAGGCATCATGGAAGAAGAAAAGTTTTACGAATACGATCCATCTGCTCACGTCCCAGTAATTGCAATGGAAGGTGGAGCTAACGGCAACGGGAAGAAAGCCGCTAAGACTCAGAACATCTTCATTGAACCTGAGATCAGGATGGACAACACGAAGAGGGAAGCGGCCAAGTGCAAAAGGAAACTTCAGCTTGCCCATATGTATGGCTTGAAGTCAAGGTACGGATCAACAGCCTTGCGTTACGGCTCAACTTGGCACGGTTTCATGGAAGGATATTATGGCACGATTAAGGAGTTAGGTTGGGAGAACAGAAGTCAGGCCATATCCAACGCGCTACTCCTTGGAAAGAAGAAGTGGGATGAGGCAACGGCCAAGCAGGAATACTACCCTGACTACCGTACACTGGAGAACGCATCAGCAGCATTTCTTCAGTACATCAATCACTTCGTTGGCGATCAATCAATGCTTGAGGTCGTCGGAACTGAGCAGACATTCTCAGTCATCTTGGAACTCACCACTGACAAAGAGAAGGCAATGTTCGGACACTTACCGAAAGTTATATTCACAGGTAAGATCGACCTTCAAGTAATTCTCAACGCATTAAAGTGGATCATCGAATTCAAGACAACAGGCTGGGCCTTGCAACAAGCGATAGCAAGACTAAACCGTTCGACACAAGTAATCGGTTACTCTTACGCGGCTCCGTTGGTCTTGGGATTCACACCGACAGGTGTTTTGGTTTCACACCATTACTTGCTATCAAGGAAGTCAGCAAAGACTGGAGAGTATGGCTCAGTCAGCATCGACTTTGCTCGGACACCTCAGATATTCAACGAGTTCGACTTACAGGAATGGAAGATGTCATTCCTCAACACAGCGAAAGAACTCTGGGATTGTTATCAGAAGAACTACTTCCCTATGAACTTCGATAGTTGTTTTGACTACGGAAGGCAGTGTGCGTTCTATCGCTTGTGTACGAGTGGAGAAGATCCAACACGCTACGCAGAGGAGACACCGGAAGGATACATCGTAGATTACTGGGACGTCGAGAACGAAGGTGGTGACGAGTGACTTCATTTGACAACTCGGTTGTAGGTAAGACATTAAGGATTGCAGCTGAACGAGAGGCGTTATGCAAGTCTTGTCAGGAATGTTGCAAACATCTCTTGATACCGACAGCATTTTCAGCCGACGACAGAGTGTCAATGGGATTCTTCAACGCACGCGGCTTTCAGCTGATAGATTATAAGGGACACCTTGCGATAGTTATGGACCATGTGTGTCCACATCTTACAGCAGAAGGCTGCAACATTTACAAGACGCGGCCATACGCTTGCCGCATTTACGACGGACGAAACGATCCGCTTATGAAGAACAAATGTAAGTGGACATTGCTAACAGATAGTTCAATTTTTGAATTATCTCCAACAAAATAAAGTGTGGGGCAGGGCTGATGGTTAGTCGCACTTGAAGGTGCTAAGACCAGAAGGACGCTTCGAAAGTCAGCCCTGTCCAGTTTGGAGAATATGAAATGATAGTAGAAGAGTTGATCGAAAAACTTAAAGAGTATTCTCCTGGTTCGGTAGTAAAGATACGGGATGAAGATACACCGTTTAAAGATACCGATCCGGAGCCTTGGTTGTACGAAAGCAGCGACGGTAATGTAGTGTATCTTAACTAAGGCAATAAGGGCAATGCCCAAGGGATATACCAAATTTTAATTGCGAAGGAGGTGAGATTTTAATGCCACAAAGTGCGATGGATGTAACCCTTAATAGCGAGTATCAAAAGTGTTTGGTGGTTGGACTACCTGGAACTGGTAAGTCGGTATTTGCAAGTACGTTTCCGACTCCAGGCTATGTGTTTGACTTCTCACTGGGTATTCAAATTTACAGGGGATTACCGTGGGACTACGAACAGTTTCCGTTAAGTCCAGCAGGATGGAACAAGTTCGACAAAGAGCTTGCCTACGTTAAGAACGCCGTTAAAGAACGTAAGTACGAGACGGTTGTGATTGACGACTGCACAGCTATGGAGCGCGTAACGATGGAGCAAGCATTACTGCTCAACCCGAAGCGTTCAGAAGCTCAAGGGCCGATATGGAATGTTCATTATTCCTTGGTTAGAAATCTCTTCGAAGGAAAGATCAGACAGGTGATAGACTTACCTTGTAACGTGGTTCTCTTGGCACACATGGAGATCATTACGGACAAGGAGTCTGGAGCCGTGTTGAAGATTCAACCGAGTTTACCTGGACAGTTACCAGATATTCTCAACGGTTACTTCGATGAGGTTTACTACGCCACGACAAGACAGGAGAGTGGTGGGACGAAGTTCTTACTTCAGACAGTTCCCATCGGTCACAACAGGGCGCGGTCAAGGTGGTCAGGGAAAGCTCGTTTACTCCCCGATTTTATCGACAACGATTACCCAGCATTAATGAACGCAATGAAGAAAAAACAACAACAACTAAAAACAGGAGGAAAGTAACATGGCAAAGAAAGAGAACGTGGCTGAGGTAGCAGCAGTTGAAGACGTTGAAGAGTTTGTGGCTGAGACAGCTGGCGTCACGGAAGATGGCGGCGGATATGATCCAGGCATGGACATGGGAGAGTTCAACGTTGACGAAGAGTACAAACCAACTCCGCTGATATCTCTCGGTGCTTACCACGGCGCAATCGTCGATGTTAAGTTCGACAACGAGACCAAGGTCATTTCATTTCACGTTACCTTGAACGAGAACGGCGGCGTCATGTCAGATGGCGAAACCCCGATTGACGGCTCCACTCATGTGGCAAGGGTTATGATTCCAAGACCTGGCGACGAGAACGAGTACACCAAAAGCGGGAAAGAAACCAAGAGACAGTGGAAGATCAACAACATGAAGAGATTCGCTGAGAACCTGAAGATCAACATGAGCACTCCGACGATCATCGCCAAGTCCATCATAAACAAAGAGTGGGTCGGCCTTGCGGTTGACGCGAAGATCAAGATCGGTGAGTGGGAAGGCAATTACAGAAACGAAATCGAACGGCTTGTTGCTCGCCAGTCGTAGACTATAAGTCGAGGCGCAGGTGTTCGAGGGGCGGGAGTCAAATCCCGCTCCGTTTTTACTTGGAGGCAAAGATGAGATTCCAGCAGATGCGACCGTTGTTTATGGAGCAAGATGAAGGAGGTCGCAGGGCTATGGTTATTGCTTACCGGGAAGAGCGGGCCATAGATATAGCTAACTATGTGCAGCAAAAAGCGGCTAAGAAAGAACGTAAGGTGAAGACGACAAAGGAGAAAATAGTTTTGTCTCCAGAAGAACAACTCCTTATGAAGAATCTTGGCTTGAAGGCAAAAGATATCTTGGCCCTTAAGGAGATGGCAAAATGAGCGATAACCTAATACCTGAAGAACAGATGTTCTATCTCGATCCAACCGAGATTAAAGTACACGGCGACTTACCTCGTGTCAGAAATCATATGCAGAAAATCAACGAACTCGGAAATTCAATTAAGCAATACGGTCAGTTCAATCCCATCATTATTACTCGGAATAAGGAGTTGATTATGGGAGGCCGTCGTTTAGCAGCTTGCCTCATGTTTGGCATGAAGGTTAAGTGTGCTTACCGAGACGACGTTGATCCGACATTACTTCGTGAGCTTGAACTCGAAGAGAATTTACAACGAGACAATTTAACACCGACTGAAGAGGCATTCGCGATAAGCGAGATTCATCGGCTGAAGCAGCAGAGATTTGGTGAAGCTAAGCCAGGCCCGAACAATACAGGTTGGGGACTTGATGATACGGCCCACCTACTTGGAAAGAAATCAAGTGGGACGGTAATCGAAGCATTGAAGATTGCTGAGATGGCATCGCAATTTCCGGCGCTGAAAGAAGCTAAAACGAAGAGTGAAGTTAAGAAGAATATAAAAGGCATCGAGAAGGTGCAGACCAGAATGGGTGCCGTTGCAACTTACGAAGAGATCATAAAGAAGATGGACACGCGACCAGTGTTCATAGAGAAAGCAGACGCGCGCGAGTGGATGAAACAACTACCTGATAAATCTATCGACTTACTTTTCACAGATCCGATATACGGGATCGACATAGACGAAGTAGCGATACATACAGGAGGCGTGACAGGTGGACTATCGGCAACTGGATTTAAGTACACTGATGATAGAGATGAAGCACTCAGCTTGTACAAGGATCTTGCTAAGGAATCTTACCGCTTTTGTAAAGATGATGCGCACGGCTGGGTTTTCCTTGGTCCTGAGAATTTTTGGGATATTCGATCTATCTTCTTGGAAGCAGGTTGGCTCGTGCATTTCAAGCCATTCATTTGGATTAAGGGTCCTACAGGACAGAATAACGCGCCTCACGCGTGGCCAAGTAGTGCATACGAGATGTGTATGTATGTGCGAAAGCTGGACTCGCGCTTGGTGGTGGAAGGAAAAATTGATTGGGCTCAGTTTTCGCGCGTTCCACCTTCAGAAAAGAAGCACGATGCTCAAAAACCCTTGCTCCTGGCCAAGGAACTCATATCGAGAACGTCGTTGCCAGGGCATCACATGGCTGACCCTTTTATGGGTAGCGGTGCTTTGGTCATCGCAGCATTAGAAATGAGTATGGTTCCGCATGGCTGTGATATTCTCGACGAGTCTTACGCTACAGCACTTGAATGGGTAGCAGAATGGAAGAAAGCCAAGGAGAACTAATGGAATGTCCAAGATGTCATGAAAACGATCTTGAAGAGTTTGTTGTTCCTGGTAAGGGATACAAGTATTTAGTGATTCTTAAGTGTCCTGATCCTAAGTGCAACTTCAGAAAAGAGACCATTGAGGAGAGTAACTAATGGCGATCAACGCTTGGATACGCGACACAGACTTGGACGCACTGGCAAAGGGAGAAACACAGACTACACAAATCATAAGTAATATACGCGATAAAGAGTTTTGGGGTAGCGACTTAATTAAGTACGAGCCGGTCGTTATCCTCAGAGCAAACGAACTTGATGATCATAAATAAGGAGGAGTCAATGGAACTTAGTGGTGGAATGAGAGGTTTAGGAGGGCAAGGAGCAAACATCAAGATGGAAGAACTTGATGAGCTTGCGTGTCCAGTGTGTAAGAACAATCACTTCGTACCGACTGAAAAGATTAAGAGGATACCAGCGTTGCTGAGTCCTAACGGGCAAGCCGGTATTGCTCAGTTGAAGATCGGAGTTACATGCGTCAAGTGTGGTTACTTCATAGCAGCAAAAGAAATGCTTGTCGCAGCCACAGGTAACAACATGGCATCAACAATCTTCGTTCCGCCGCCTCACGGAGTTGTAGAAGATGCGAAGGTGATTGATACAAAGGATGATGGAGAAGAAGGATGAGAGTAGACTTTGTTGGCCCAGATGATGCCCGTATGATGATTGTCGGTGAGGCGCCTGGAGAACAGGAAGATCTTCGTGGGGAACCATTCTGTAACGACGCTCCTGCAGGAAAGACATTTAACTGGTTGTTATCTCAGGCCGGGATAAACCGCCATGAGTGTCTTGTCGGGAATGCTGCGCGGGAGCGTCCGCCTGCCAACAATATGAGTTATTACTTCTTGGATAAGGAATGTACCATGCCTAAGCCGATTATGCAGGCATGGCTCAACGACTTAAAGCGCGACATAATCAAGTACAATCCTAATGTTATAGTAGGAATGGGACGCCACGCACTCTGGGCCTTAACTGGACAGGAAGCGATAGGGCGGTTCAGAGGTTATTGCATTGAGTCAACACTGGTACCTGGGAAGAAGGTCGTATGTACTTGGCATCCAAGTCACATTAATCGTGGTGAGTACAAGGCTTACTTCCCAGCAGTGTATGACTTGAGGAAAGCAAAGTATCACGCGAAGTTCGCACACTTCCCACCAGATAGAAGAACTTTGTTTCCTGATGCTCCAACTAAAACATTTATACAGTACTGCAAAGAAATACTGAGTCGCGATGATTGGCCAGTAATTTGCCTCGACATTGAAACCTTAGAGAAAGTTCACATTTCGATAGTTGGTATCGGTCATTCACCTTACTTTGCCATGTCAACTTGGGTTGTTCGGGGGATGGCTCCAGCTATGCCGGAGAAAGATGAAGCAGAATTTTGGTACTGGCTTGGTCGCGTTCTGGAAGAGAAAGAAATCATTATTCAGAACGCATCGTATGACGCCTTAGTTGTGTTGTATCGGCACGGTATCTGGATCAGAAAGCTGAAGATGGATACCCTTATCGCAGCTCATTCAGTATGGCCGGAGTTACCAAGAGACCTTGGTTTCCTCACATCAATGTGTCTTGATGTTCCGGCATGGAAACACTTGTCAAATACCCAGCCAAGTTACTACAATGCAAGTGACGTTGCTAACACTTTCGGAATAGCAAACTTCTTTGAGAAGGAAATTGACAGGCAAGGTGTCCGTGAGATTTTCAACTTTGAGATGCGCCAGTTGCCGCTCACTTGTATGCTTCAGCTTCAAGGAACACTGATTGATAAGAAGGTTCAGTTAGAACTTGCCAAAGAAAATCAGTTGGAAGTTGAGAAGTCAGGTGCGGCTCTTGAGCAGCTTACAGGAAAGAAAATCAACTACCGCAGCTCACAACAGATGCAGCAGTTGTTATACGGCGATCTTAAATTACCCATGCAGTACAAAAGAAGGAAGACTAAGGAAGAGAAGCGAACCGTATCAACTGACAAGGACGCACTTAAAAAGCTGGAGAGATTGGCTCCAGAAAATCCGATGTTGGCATTGGTCTTGAAGCACCGCGAGCATTTGACTCGGAAGAAATTCTTAGAAGCGGAGACAAGTCCAGATGGAAAATTCCATACCTCTTACAATATCACAGGAAAGAAGATCGAAGATGAGGATGATGAGGGAAAGCGATCCTTCGGCAGATGGTCGTCTTCAGAATCAATCATCCTGCCTTACGGTACTGGGAACTTACAAAACATCCCTGAAGCTGCACGAACGATGTACGTTGCTCCCCCAGGATTTCACATACTTACAGGAGATTTCATCCAAGCAGAGGCAGTCGTGGTTGCGTACCTCAGTGGTGATCGACGACTTGTTGATGTGTTTAAGTCATCTTTTGGGATGAAGACTTCTGAAAGAAAGAAGCATCCAGAGTATGACGTACATATTCTTAAGGCAGCTGACTTATTCAGTTGCTCAATCCATGACGTAACGAAAGATATGCGGCGCGTTGGCAAGACTATTCGTCATGCTCGCAACTACTCAGCTGGACCTGGAGTAGTTCAGAATAGACTCGGCTGCACAATGAGTGAGGCAAAGATATTGCTTGATAGAGATAATGCTACGAGTCCACATCTTAAAGCGTGGCATGAGTCAATCAGAACAGAGCTTGTGCGAAACAACAAGACGTTGTACAACTTGTTTGGAAGAGTGCATAGATTCCTTGATCGTTGGGGAGACACGTTATTCCGTTCTGCGTATTCGTTCAAGCCGCAGTCAACGATTGGTGATCTTATGAATCGAGCGTTGGTAAGAATTTATGAGGACGACACGCTTGCTGATATCTTGCATATATGGTTACAGTTACACGACGCCGGATATTGGCTCGTTCCAGACGGTTACGACGACCAGGAGGCCATGTATCACGCCCGTAGGCATATGCTAGAACCGATACCCCACCTGGGCAACGAGTTCATTGTGATCGACGTTGACTTCCATGTTGGAAAATCTTGGGGCGGTATGGACGAGATTGACTACGAGTATGAGAAGGTGGAGTGGAATTCAGCTTGGGGGTAAAAGATAATTCATTTTTTGAACTATCTCTAATTAACTAAGGAGGAAGCTAATGAAGGTGGCAATCGTTGACGTAGACAATACCTTGTACGATTTCTCAGTACCGTGGTATTTAGCAATTCAAGAATACTGCGTGCCAAAGAAAGTTATATTTCCAGATCCACATCGGTGGGACAGGTGGGACTTGTCAACCTTTGGTATCATTACCAAGGAAGAGTTATACAAGCTCATTGATGAAGTTCACAAGAATCAGCAGTTCTTCATGCCTTACGCAAAATCTGCTGAACTCATGCGGACGCTTAAGGCTAAAGGATTCAAGCGAATTATCGCAGCCCACCGCAATCCAGATTACGAGGATGAGTTAGTACGGTGGCTTGACAACTGGGAAATAGGCTTCGACGATATTCACTTATCGTTCGGCAACAAATCTGACTTGTTCGAGGAAGGTATGATCGTAATTGACGATTGCCCAGAAACTTTATCAAAGGCTCAGCAGCTTCACTGTCGTGCTATAGCTTTGGAATTCCCGTGGAACCGTAATCTTGGTTTTCATACATTCAGTTCCATGGAAAAACTACTTGTTCACGTTAGGTACTTCGCGTAGGAGAAAGGAAATGAATCATGTAATTGCAGTAACAAACCTTGACGACAGAGATAAATTAGTCAGGGCTATGCGAACGCGCTACTCACTTAAGCAAATAGAGCAGCCTGGGATTCATGTCGTGCAAGATAAAATCCACCGCCTACTGATTTATGATGGAGAGAAGATTATCCATACGATTACAGTAGTAACTGTTCCATTCGTATGTAACCTTAATCCATTGGAAGATATGGCAGGAATGGAAGTGAAGTTTACTGTGTCAGCGCTACTCGAAGCTATTGATCAACTTAAGGCACGCGTTCTTCACTTGGTGCAAAACCCTAACCTCAAAAAGTCAAGGGATACACTCAACGCCATCGTCGATCGCTTAACATTCTAATCAGGAATTAAGGTGGTGGAATAATGAGTCACAGGTCACTCCAAAACTGGCTTACATCTTACATGCAGTGGGTTGATAACACTGAGTCGGCAACAATCTTCCATAAATGGGTAGCGTTGTCGATAGTCGCTGGCGCGTTAATGAAGAAAACAAATCTTGCACTTGGTCGGTTAAGAGTTTATCCGAATATGTATATCGTTTTAGTAGCTGAACCAGGGATCGCAAGAAAGACACAGGCAATAGACTGGGGACAAAAGATAATGACCGGTGTTCCTGAAATTATGTCAACAGCTGACGCATCAACGAAGGAGGCATTGCTCAGTGCGCTTGAAGAAAGTATGACACCGACAACTATGCGTGACGGTTCTCAGTTTATGCACAACTCAGTAACTATCGTATCAAGAGAGTTTGAAACATTTCTCGGACAGAAGAAAGAGAATACGAAGATGGTCGTTCTTCTCACTGACCTATTCGATTGTAAGGAGTTGCCGTGGAGATACAAGACAAAGCACAGTGGTTCCAACGAAATCCACTCCGTTTACTTGAATCTGCAAGCAGCGACAACTCCTGAATCTATTGCAAGTTGTTTACCAAGTTCAGCAATAGGTGGTGGTCTTACAAGTCGTGTCCTTTGGATTTGGGCTGACAGGCGGTCGAAGAAGTGTTCACGTCCAGAAGAAAATGCAGAAATGAAAGTGTTAGAATCGAAGTTAATAAACGACCTCGCAGTCATTGCCAGGATTCAAGGGACATACCAATTTACTGATGATTCCGGTAACAGGTGGGATGCTTGGTATAACAATTACGAAGAACTCGACGTGAAGCGTATTTGTAAAGATCCGTCATTCAATGGCTGGTACTCAAGAAAGCCCACCTATATTCTTAAAGTAGCCCAACTCCTTGCCGCAGTTGAGTCAGATAGTTTGGTGATGGAGTGGCGATTTATTCAGGAAGCAATAAAGCTTGTTGAAGAAACTGAAGAGAACATGGGTGGCGTATTCAGGGCGGTAGGTAAGTCGGTTATCTCGTCAGAGGTTGACATGGTTATGCAGCTGATCAAAAAGAATCAGGCAATCTCAGAAGAGAAATTAATGTCAATTATCTGGAAGGATGCCGACGCCGCTAAGTTTGATGCTATCATACAAACGTGCTTACGGACAGGCCAGATCAAACGAGACTTCCATGATCCTGAAGGCAATATGCATAAGGAGATATGGTATTACGAGACAAACTATTTTAAGTCAGTAGCGCGCAAGTGGGTCAAGCCCGAAGCACTAAAGTTAGCAGACAGGGAGGATGGTAATGTCAAGTCTGTTGAAGGGAGCGCTTAAGTATGGTGTGCCGATTTCACTTGTGCTTTGGGCAGCAATCTTTGTAATAACTTGGGCAGCGTGCTCGATTGGTAAGTACGTATTAGGGAATTAAAGATGTCAGATGCATACGATAATTCTGGAGCATATCAGACATATACACGATGCTTCAATTGCATCTTTCTTAAGAAGCACAAGTGCGGGACGTGGATGTGTAAGCTATGGCACTCAAAATTTATATTCAGAATATACGATTGCAGACAACATATAAGTCGTAGAGGTTAAAAGGAGGGAGGGCCGAAACCCTCCCTTCACTTAACAATCTTCCAGCAGTTCCTCGTAGGTTGCATTGACACGGTACTTGTGAAAGTAACCAGGAGCCATTTCTACTACCTTAGTTTTTAACTTCCGCTTTATCAAGTTCCATGTACGCATAAACCAACCCCTGTCAAGATTATCGTAGTATGCTTGAAATTCGTAGTACACTTGAGCAGCCACATCTTTTGTCACGCAAGGATCACTGTCAACGCGACAAAGATAATCGTGTATTGCTCCAGACTCAGGATTGGTACCTTTAAGAAGTGGTACCGATTCTTCGTCGTACACGAAGCCGACTGGAATACAAGACCATCTTCCTAAGATAGTAGAGTAGAACAAGAATAGTCTTTGCAATCTTACGAAGCTTCCGCCGTGCAAACGCTCGATTACAATGTTACCAAGAACTTGTGTCTGCTCCATAGCTCACCTACTTAGCCGGATTCGCCGTAGCGCTGAGCAGATTAAGGAGAGTTTGTAAGGCAGACACATCAATTTGCTGCCCATTGATTTCTACTCGCGCGTCGCCAACCCTTCCCTTAATACTCTCAGCTGTCGTGAACAGCCTAAAGTAAACCACCTTAGTACCGTCTGGAGTTTCGTGCCTAAGTATGGCACAACTATTGAGTAGTAGTACCAGTAGCGTAACCAGCACCATTTTACGAAGCTTCATGGTGTCCCCCTCTTAAGTAAGTGATCGAGAACCGACGCAAGCTTTTGTTTTATCTCACCTATATCCTCTTTCAAGTTCCCGTTGTGTAGCTTCCATTTTTCTTGGCATTGCTCACAGGTATCGGAGTAAATGACTTTCCCCTCAAGAACTTTGAGGTCCGCTTCGACACGAGTAACATCAATTACCAAGTTAGCCACTTTTGTTACCAAGGTTCCCTTCATGACTCCATAACTAATTCCAGCTCCAACAGTGCCACTTATAACAGTAAGAATAACAGGAACCCAGAATTGCTCGTTTATTGCCATTGGTCAATCCTCCTTAACAAATCCAGGGCACTCGAAGGTGAATGATGATAGTGCCGGTCTTAGCATTACCAGCACTGGCCACGTTAAACTCCAGCGTGGAATCGAAGACAACACCAAGCGATGTTCCGAGGACTTGCTCAGTGTTAGCCGTGTCTCGATCCGCGCCCGCACCCATAAGCACATCCGTTCCATCTTCGTCATGCACCGTTATGTCGTAGTTGTCAGTCGGTGCGTTGGGTGCTCCTCCAGGGATTGTAGTAAGCCTCACAATCTCGCCAGTGTATTTCATTTTCGTTGTGCCTGTAGCAGTGCCAGCCGCGTCGTCTGAAGTCCAGTCCGCGCGAACCTTGGCAATGCCATTCTTGTAACGATACTCCTTAATTGTACAAACCATTCCAGCCATTTCCTTTCCCTCCTTATTCTTTTGTTTCCTTCGACGCCGACGGTACGCCAAAGAAATATTTAAGCTTCGATTCTTTGTATAACTCAGGTATATCATCATTAGCAAGCCTCGTCATTTTAGCCACTGACTGAGGCATTGGCCCAGAACTAAACCACTTACCGAAGAATGAACTGAGCCAGAATTCATCATCGTTTGCAGATGCTTCCATCGCGGCAGTAACCATCGGGTTCATGTTGACTCTGAAACCTGATTCTTCCTTCTTCAAGAATGGTACATGCAAGGCGTGTTCAAAGAAGTCAGCATCAAGCATCGCCTTACCACCCATGATTAAGGTTCCAAGTATCATCATCTTTCGCATTACTTGTGTGGTTGCAGCGTTGCCCCACATATCGCGTTCTGACGTCAGTGCATCTTTGATTAGACCAAGTTTAAATTCCTTCTCACCGGCCTTAATGTCAGACCGTAGATTTTGAAGTTGGTCTACTGTTACACCAAATGCTTTCTTAACATCCTTTCCAGCTCTGGCAGCAAGTAAAACTCTCTGCTCAAAGATTTTGAATGGTGTCCCTTGGAACATGAACATCATACGAACGTAAGGATTTCTGATCCAAGTTGGATTCATTATGCCGTTAAGGAAGTTGGTTTTAATGACAGTATCCATCACGCCGTAAATCGCTTGCTGTGCAGTCATACCTTGTTTCGCTGCCATCTCTAAGGCAGCAACGTAGGAGTGAGCCCGGTCAAGACGTTCGGTGAAGTTGATAAGCGTTCCACCTTTCTCGTTAAATTTTTGCAGCCACTTCTCGACGATTGACTCAGGTGGATCGTACATGTTTAAGTCGGCGATGATACTTGACATGCGATTACCTGCCGTATAAGTACGCATCACGTCAGTGTACATGTCAGTTCCCTTCGCCCCAAGTCCATTAGCAACATCCTTGCCAACCGCTCGAAGGTGCATTTGCACTGATGCTGGAAGAACTTTCATACTTTCCTTGAATCCGAAGTTTGTCCAGTTAGCCTCCAGCTTGGTAAGATGTTTGAAAGCTGATGATGGATTAAGGAACAACCTCATAGCAACCTCAAACGAGTAAGCAACTCTTGCTAACTTGGACATTGTGTTTCGCTCGGACGGGGCAAAGGATCTCTTAAACCCATCCCAGAAATCCTCTGCTCCCTTGAATCCGAGTTGTTTAACTGCCTGAATGTGTGGGTTCCAGACCTTCCAGAACTCAGCCATCTCAATACGTTTGTTAGCGTCAGGTAAATACTTACCCATGACGTACTCAATATCTGGCACCATTTGCTTGGAACCTGCAGCCCGGTGATGGAAGTGTGAGTAGGCCAAGGCATTGTCCATGTTAGCAACGCCATCAGCTTCTAAGGCTTTAGCGAGACTCCGATAGTTAGCAGAAGGATGAGCAGCGTGATGAACGTAAGGAATATCCATGATAGGATTTTCGCCCACTTCAACCATCCTTGTAGAGAAATCATCAAGTAGTTCACGCAAATATCCCACAGCAACTTTCTCATCATTGGTAAGTAAGGGAGCAAGCCACGCATTGCCATCCTGTAAACCTTCACCCTCAAGAGCCAGAGCAATACGTGTACCTGAATTACGCGCAGCGAGAGGCTTAACAGTAGACTCCCAAGACGCATGAAACTCCTTAACAATCTCATCAGACTCATGAAGTTTTTTAACGCTGTCATCGAATTGACCTTGGAGTATACCAATGTAAGCCTCCCGTTGTGTTTTCTCCGTGCCACTTAACTTTGCAAGTGTTGGACGGAGTTTAGCAAGTTCCTCTTCGATACTCTTGATATTACCGATTAAGTAGCCACGTTTTCCGATTATCTGACCATACTGTTTTTCAAGAGGAGCCATTGTTTTAATGACTTCGTTGGCTGCTCCCTTGTATCCAGCAACATCGCCAAGAATGTTTTGTGTAACTTCAACAGCGCGCGCCGTGTTTGCTGGAGCCGTCGCGTACAAGCGAGTGGCAACGTCTACCATAGGATCGCCCATTACTCGCTTACCGTTTTTCATTACTCCATATATCCGCTCAGCCACAGTGTACGGTCCGGCAACCTTCATCCAGAATGTACTTGGTCCCTTGTAAGCAATGTTAGTGATATCCGGTGCAACGCCAGGTGACCTCATGAATTCTGGCATGGTCTTTGGATTAGCTGGATCAACAGGAGCAGAGAAGAACTTAGTCTTCCGTATGACAGCTTCCATATCTTTCCAGGTTTTCTTCCCACCGTTTACCATTTCAGCTGCCCATTCAGCAACCTTCGGTGCAACCTTCAATTCGGCCGTAAGTGGATTGGCGTTTGATTGATCTGCTGACATCCATGATCCAAGCACGGCAACCGGAGCCATTGCTGCAACAACCGGGCCAAGTGACTTTGCTTTTGACTTCTTCCCAGCCGCGCTCAACTTATCAATGCGCTCCATGTAAGCATCTTCAAACGGCTCAAACTGATTGCGTGTTATCTTACCTTCTTCGAGCAGACCGTATCCCTTATTGAAGAAGTTCTCCACATCCTCAGCATTTTTGAGTTTGCCGAACTCCTTTCCAATTACCTTCCCGCCTCCCTTAATAATGGCGACAGTATCAGTAATGTCCTGAATATCTTCAACTCTCTGCGTCCTCAGTGCCGTGCGGTAGTTGATAACATCGTCAACAAATCCTTGCTGTTCAGAACTAAGCTTCCACGTACTCGAAGGATTAAAAGCTTCGCCTGGAATACTCAGCTCCTTCATCCTTGTTTCAATGTAATCGTTGGCAGCGAGTTGACCTTCTGGATGCATACCAAAGGTTTTACCAATGTCAACTGACGTCGGCGCAGCAACTACTTCCGGCGTTGGAGATAATGCATTTTTTGAACTATCTACCACTTTCTCAGTAGTGGTTGCACCAGCCTTTGGAGGTTCATGGAAGATGATCAACTCTCCAGCTTCTCCAGGTCCCTTCGCAAACTCAACACTATCATAACCTTGCTTGCGGAGTTTAGAGAATAGAACTTCTTCTTCAAACTTGCCAGCATTAAACCCTGTCTTAGACATTTTGCTAAACAGGGTTTTGTTGACAAGTTCGTACTGGCCTTCTTGCAGCAACTGAGTTTTCTTCGGGCCAAGAACCTTCTGCATCAAGGAGAGTCTATCCTCAGATTTGAAAGTATTCTTGAGGTCATGCTCAGCACTTAAAATACTCGCACCTTCCTTGCCCTCAGTGAAAGACTTAGCAAGTCCTTCGTCGCGCGTCCAGTACGTAATGGCCTTACCTTCGTCGCCAGTTGTTCCTCGATACCACTTTGTTTTCGTTGCAGTGTCAGCAGTTAGTCCCCACTTTTCACGTACCTCTTTCAACGCGTCAGCAACAGACTCGCCAGACAGCACACTATAAGTATCTTGCGTTACTGGATCAGTGAGCGTGTGTCGTGAAGCATCGTCTGCCCACGTCCCCTGGTATAGCTGCCCAAGGTCACCAGCTTCCTTAGCGATACGCGAACCTTCCTTAGGATTCATAACGCTTCCGGCTGCCTTAGCCTTCCCGTTTGTCGGCTCAACGATTCGAGTAATCTTCGCAGCCTTATCGCCCTCAGCAAATACTGGTATCGCGTCAGTCATTTCTTTCGACAACTCGGAATTCGTTTTACTTATCGCTGACTCAGTCTCGATTACCTCAGTACTTGTGTTGCGCTTCAGAAGTTTCTTGCCAATTCTTTTTGGAATTTTATCAGCATCTGCAACACCCAACGTCGTAAGCTTCTCAGTGATAGCAGTTGTGTCCACGTCAGGCTTAACGATTTCATCGAATGTTCGCAAGGCTCGATCATCGTTAATCTGTCGCAGCGCATCCAGTGGATCGGTACCACCTTCCACAAGACCGTTATATTTTACCTGATCATCGGTCGTGCGTAAGATGGTATCACGCTTGTACCACAGGTTAGTCATGTCGGCTCGAAGTTTTCGATTGGCAAGTTCATCGCCGATAAGCTCTCTTGCTATTCCTTCGGATGCGCTATTCAAGTCATTCATCGCTGCAGGATTGTCAAACGCTGAATTGACTTTTTGTACAGTAGAAGGTGACGGACGAGCCACACCAGTCTCTTTCGTTATTAAGTCAAGAACATTTCGCTTAGCTGCATCAATCTCCTTGGTTGCAGAACTAAGTGCAAGTATGTTAGCAGGATTTGGATTCGCTGTAGCAGCTTTGGCAGCATCACTGATTGCGGCCTCGGTCCCTTGTTTAACCGCAAATCCAGCTTTGATCTTGCTTGCTACCTTACCAATAGATGCAGCACCTACGATACCACCAAGTAGAGAAACAACCTCAGATTGAATTGGACGTTGTTCAGCCCACTCACTTGACTTAACAACCGAACGTACAGCATCAAAGGCAAACATTTCAGGGATTGCCATAGCTGCGATACCAGCTGCCTTGATCCAAGGATTACTCGTCTTAGCCATTGATCCACCAGCCGCAGTAAGGAACTTGGCGATCATGGAAGTTGATCCTTTGGCAAGCATGTTTGCTCCGGTCTTACCAGCAACACGCATTGCAGCTGCACCACCAGCGCCCCAAGCAGCCGACTCCAGAGGATCGGTAAACTCCCAGTTGACTCCATTGCGNTTAGTCGANTTACGCCAGGATTCGTATCCAGGCATTGCAGCAATCTGAGACTTCATNAANGGAAGNGCGGAGTCAGATTTCTGAATCGCCGAGTAAATTGCTGGAGTACGCTCAGCCAACTTCGTTGAGTACAACTTCGTCAAGTATTCAGTCGGGCGTACATTACCTGGAAGTCTCGGAAGATCTTGTTGGAAAGTTCCAAGTACTTCAGAACCGAGTGTTTTACGTGGATCATCAGATGATATACCCTTTTCAATCTTTGCGATATTCGAGCCAACCGGAATCTTCGCTGCCTTTTTCTCAGGCAACCACTGGTGAGACATATGCGAAACAAACTTCTCTGCCAGGGCCGGATCAGTCTCAAACTTCAGACGTTCTTCTTGAATCTTCTGATAATTGGACTTACCTTCGAAAAGATCAGATAACAAGCCTGCCATTTGTTCCTCCGCTTGATTATTTGTAGAAATCCTTAAACTTCTGAATCAGTGGCTGCACGTTCTTAGCCTTGTCTTTCAAGATAGCACCAACGCCTGGACCACTCCCCATTGTAAGGGCTGCACTCATGCCAGCAGTTCCTGACTCAAGTGTACTTCCAACAGCATCACCTACTGTCTTGGGCGATTCGCTAACACCTGCCCAGCGTTCAACCCATTGTCCAGCTTGATCGCCCATCGCACCGCCAAGAGTTGTACCAACCGCTGCCATAGCGGGTGTAGTTGCAATAACGCCTGGACCGGTCGGTGCGCCTCCAACGAGTCCAGCTCCACCACCGAGTATAAAGCCACCAGCTGCACCAGCACCAGTCAAGACTGGACGCGCAAGTCGTGCGACCTGTTGCTTGAATCCAGCAGGTTTTGGCTCTGTCTCATCTTTGAAATCTCCAACATCGGCATAAGGATCCTGTCCACCTAATCCCTTGATGAACGCATCACGAGCAGACATTTCAGGATTGTTCCACTTGTCCAACATCGCTTGGCGTTCTTTCGGACCAGCGTTAAGATAAGCGTTTGCCTTGTCAGAAGAAATACCGAATCGGTCAGCCAAGCCAAGAGGAGCAAGTTGGTCGTCATACTTATGAGGAGCCATGCCAACTCGTTCCTTTGAAGCAGTCTCTGCAAGCTGGGCGTTCACGTAATCCTTATGAAACTCACGATCAAAGTCTTGCCCACGCATAGCGGTTGTGGCTACTACATCTTGTCCACGCGCAGTTACATCTTGGCCTCGACGTTCTGTCTCAGATCGAAGTGTATCTTGCCACCGTTGTAACGCTGACTTCTCTCCCCATGTTCCTTGGATAACCTTTTCAAGAGCCGCTCGATCTTCAAACTTTCCCTGAAGTTCAATCTTATTCTTCTGCCGTTCTTGGCGAATTTCACCAGCACGCTCGGCAGAGTTCATTTGATTCACGAAAGTTTTTGTGTAAAGGTCTGGATTCCTTGCCATTACATTCCTCCTTAATTACTCGCCAGTCTCTTCGTAGTTGTGTATGAACTTTGTTTCTGGACCAGGAGTATCTCCCTTGGTCTCGTCGTAAGAATGTCCTTCGTTCCAACCAACCTGCTCAGATGCACCACCAGAGAAGCCCATGCTGGCAGAAGCATTAACACTTCCCATTGCCGAAGCTGCTAACTGTGCAGCAATTTGTGCACCAGCTTTAATAACCTCAACTTGTAGAGCATGAAGGAGACGAGCCTTTTCGATCTCAACTTCAATCTCCTTAATCTCAATCTCCGAGGCCGCGACAGCAATCTGAACCTTTGCACCGATGATTTTTACCTGGGCGTCAATGTCAGCAATTCGAATTGAAGCATCAGCCTTATATGCTTCCACCTGAGCTAAGTATGTTTTAACAAGATTCTCAATCCTGTTTGTCTCAGCGAGAACATCCGTCTTGTACTTCTCAACATTGGCAAGGAATGTATCAATAACATTCTTGTTGTACGCGGCGATAAGTTGAATGCGATTCAGCTCGATGCCGTTAGCGATGGCCGCTCCTTCCTTCAACACAAACTGCTGATTACTCTGAGCTAACTCTGCTTGCTTAATCAGAATGTCAGAGTTAATGTTTGTGTCGCCCTGAAGAATTTCAGCTTGTATTTCAAGCAAGCGTCCGCTGAGCGCGCCAGGAGGAAGATCGAATCCGCGACTTGAAAAGTATTGTTCAGCTTCCTTATAAGCCGCTTCGTTTTTCAGCCGCTGACGATCCAGTGCTCTTGACCAGATTTCAGCTTCAACTGTAGCATCAAGTCCGGTAGACCCTTGTTCAGCATCTCTTAGAATACGTGCAAGAATCGCGACACGAACCTGATCAATTGAAGCACCTGGATAAACACCAAGAGGAAAGCTCATCATTTCTCCAAGCTCAGGAGAAGCAAACTCTTTATACACTAAATCTTCAGCGTTTGGTGGTGTTGGTCTTACTGCTACCATCCCAGGATCAATCACCGCGTCGATAGTAGGAAACGCGACATTCATACTTGGAATGGTCGGAGTAATAACAGAGGAACTAAGGTTGTTCAAGTAATTAATTGCCGCTGTCCATGCCTCGTTTGCCTTGTCGCGCGACTGACTAAACTTTTCAGCGACGAGAAGTCGAGTATCTCTTTGAGCTTCTTGAACATCTCCTCGCACGGTCTCAGCCATGATTCCCTCCTATTCAGTGATTGTTTTTGTACTTACTACAGGATCTTCGTACGTTGTTGACTTGCCATAGTATAAGTAAGCAAGAGCATAAAACACAACTTCTCCAGCTCCATTTTTAATCTCAGCCACATCCTGTCCAAGAAATTCTGTCAGGGCCCAGCGTTTCGTTGTCAGTGCCGAATCTTCACTTTTCTTGTAAGCGAATGTACGATAGTCACTTCCTTCTGTTTGACTAACACACTTCAACTCATCCCAGCAAAGAAGGTGCATATACTTATCTGCGCCCATACTTACTATATCATTTTGCTTATCATCAACATCCCAGCCAGTTTGATTTAGATAAGTTGGAATGTAGTTTCCATAGTCATAATAGTAAACGTCAGCTTTCTGCTTACTTGATTCGCATATCTGATGCACAACACCATCGACTACAATGGAGTAAGTGTAATCATAATGCTCGTAAAACAAAGCTGCTGCATAACTATCCCAGTCATACGCGTCAGCCGTAGGTGGTTCAGGCATATCGTGATACCAGACTGGACACTCCTCAGGAAAAAGTTCTGAGTAATTTTTAGTGAAGTCACAGTTCTTCCACCCGCTTGGCGAACAGTTAATTTTACTTGTTGAGTACGCTCTTCCTTGTGATAAGCAATACATTCCATTATACTTAGCTAAATGGTAAGAATACGGAGTAGCTCCATCTATGTGGAAGTAGTTAGACATTGTTGGCCAATTTACGTAAGTATCTTGGCGATAAGCTTCGCTGCGTGGTCCCATGCTTACCCAAGGATCATTAGGAAATTCCTTTCTAGCAACGAGAATACTGTGAATTAATTGAGTATATGTTCCCTCATAAAACTGAACACCATTTACACTTTGTCTTTTGTAGTTGTAACCATAGTCGCTTGTATCTACATCGCCATACTGAGTACGGTAAGCATCATACGAATCCCACCACCAGCCAGTAGGTTCGGTTGTACCATAGTAAGTGTACGACCAGAGTGCTGGAAATTGTTGAGATCCATTGGCGTACAAGTAATACTCGTAGTCTCCCCAGATGTAATCAGCATCAAGGATTGTTTCACCTTCCCAACCAGTCGATGTTGTGGGCGTGTGAAGATGGGCTTCGTTATCTTTCTTTTTGATATCCTTTTCTATGCTAAGACTTGAGTTGCGCTCCAGACTTGCATTTAATGGACAGTACAAGAGATTTGCTACATCTGTCTCAGATGGTCGATACCCACGAACCCAGAATGTGAATCTCTTAAATTCTTCAACAATTTCAGTTTTGGTTTTAGCTTTCTTTCCACCAGTTGGCTTAGCGTAAACAGAGACAGTCGTAATCCCGAATATACTTCTGACAACAATTGAGAAGTCGTCGTGTGAAATAAGTTCACTACGCATTTGACTCAGTTCCATATACTTCATGGAGTTAAGCGTTTTCTCAACCTGAAGATCAATTAACTTCTTCAGTTGTTTGCCGCGCTCAACGTCACCTGAGAATAGGTATCTAAGCACCTGTGCCAACTAAGTCACTCCCTGGGGCGTCTTGTTTAAGTATGCCAATGATTCCTTTGGCGGTTTTGTGGGTGTTCACCAAGACTGCAAACAGTGCATCCAAGGCATCAATCGAGAAGTCAGATCCGTTGATATTAGATATTTCAAAGGACCAGAAGCGTCCACGATTATCTCCTGAGATGCCGACGGTTATGCTTGTCTGGTCCCACGTAAATGACTTGAATGAGGTTCCGTGTCCTTCTTCGTTGTCAGTGTAAGGAGTGATGAGAAGATTACCTTCCATTGCTCCACTGATATTAAGAACGCGAACTTCCTTGTCAGCATCAGAACCAAGATCAACAGACACCGGCCTGAATAATGCGTTAATCGGACGACCAGCATCTAAGTCTCCATCATGCTCGTATATGCCGACTTGGTTGATCCCCACAATCTTTCCATTGAACACACAAAGGGAACTCATTTCAAAACCAGCGTATTGACTTGCTGCCATTGTTTGAAGATTGAGGGCCAAACCTAAGTTTTGATATTCCCTAAACAGGTTATCAGCCACAATCTCATCGTTCATACTTGCGTTGAATGTGAGTGTGTCTACGAACTCAGACATTAGTACCCCCTCTCGTACTGGAGAACATCGCTGTTAGTTATTCCTCGCTTAGTCTTTATTGCAATTTCGCACTTAGGTGCATACTCACTAAGTGAACCTGTTATCGCGATAAGTGTTGTTGAAACTATCGAACACCTTGGATTGTACTCGTTTAACGAACCAGTGATTGCTGCCGTTCCTGATGCACTTAACCGAGACTTCGGTGAATACTCACTAAGTGATCCGATGATCCCTACCATCCCGTATGCAGATAGTTCAAATTTTGAACTATCTTCGTCGAGGTTGCCACTTCCTAATCCAACAATCTCCGAACGTGGAGCGTAGCTGTCAAGTGATCCAAAGATATGAAGTACACGGCTCCATGTCTCGTTTACACTCATTGCTTCAGTTAATGTTGAGTCGAACACGATTCCGCCAGTGATAGCATCGCCTATAGTCAAGTCGTCAACGATCCACACTGAGACGTCCACAAACTCAACTGCCACATCATCAAGCGTTATGTCTTCAGCGACCAAGCACTCGATAGTCCACCTAACATCAAGTACTGAACTTACTTCAAAACTCTCGGTAATTTCAATTTCTTCTCTTGCACTGTCTCCAATCGGTGCATCGTTAATGGTCAATGCTGAAGTGAATGTAGCATCGTATGTATCTGGATACCGTACATCATCAGCAATTGATATCTCTTCAACAAGCGTTACGTTGACTACAGTAAAAATTGCATAAGATGAATCATCTACTGTAAACTGCGCACTTACTGTTGCACCAGTTTCATATGCTATTGCAAGCGCGTCACTGATTGTTAAGGCTGCAGTGAAATCAGCATCATATGTTTGCCCAGTTGTTGTATCATACTCTGAGGTAGGCGAAGTAAAATCGGCTGTCCAACGAACAATGCCTCTGGATATGCGCAACTCATCAAGCCAGCCATTGAAGTACGAAGTCCCATTTACCGAATCGTAGCCAATAACAATAGATGCAGCAACTGCACTAACTTGACCGGTTGGTTGCGTACTTCCTGTTACGTTTGTAAGAAGAACTCCATCTCTGAATAAGTAAAAACTTAATCTGTGTCTTATAGCAGCGATATGATACCACACACCAGTGGTTACTGAATCATCATCAGCACTTACACCGATAATTGTTGTACTTGCATTTTTTGCACTAAAGTTCCAGCGAAATGTTCCACTGCTATCATAACACTGAAGTACCCAACCATTATTAGCATCAGGTTTCTGCATAACAATAATCTGAAATGCGCTAGAACTTGGAATTGTATTAAACCTTACCCAGGCGTCTATAGTGAAGTCATCATTTAAGAAATCGTAATCTGGAGAATCTACTGTTGTTGCGTAGTCGCCTGTCCCATCAAAGAGAAACGAGGCTGTTCCAAATTTATACTGAGCCGTATCAAGTTGTGCGTTTCCGGCACAAGTGATCGGGTGCCCACATTCATCAAAGATGGTAGTTGAGGCATCAGTCCCGTTCGCGTGAAGCATAAGTACGTCGTACTCATCTTGAACTTTTCCAGCATAGGGGTAGGATGGTGGAAGGAAATCTGCAGTCCAACGAGCAACACCCTTAGAGATACGGATTTCATCAAGCCATCCATTGAAATAAGAATAAGTACTACCAGAATCTACTGATGCTCCTATCCATACTGGATGAACATGATCTGAAATAGTTCCCCAAGCCGTATCATCAGATACAGCCTGAGCAATACCATTTATGTAAATCTGCCCACCTGTACCATTTCTAACAAAGGCAAAGTGATACCAAACACCTGTTGTAAGTGCTGGAGCAGAAGTAGTAATGGTATTGCCAACAGCAGTACTACCACTCTTTGCGTACATCTGTAATTTGCCAGCGGAAGTTCTCCACACTCCCCAAAAGTTATTAGCATCCACTGTATCATTTCTCTGGCATACAAGTGGTACAAAGGATGCTGGAAGCGCATTAAACCTTACCCAAAAGTCAATAGTCCAAGCATCACTTCCAAAGTCCCAATCAGCAGAATCGGCAATAGACAGGTAATCTCCAGTTCCGTCAAACAAGGCACTTGCCCCACCAAATCTACTCTGCGCCGTATCAACCTGAGCACTTCCATTAGTCGTAATTGCTTTCCCGTTTCCAGATACGTCATAAAATGAAGTTGATGCGTCTGCTCCATTAGCATGAATGAGAAGCTTAGTATACGAATCAACTCCCTTGACAAATGTAGGCCGATACTCAGTTACTTGTGAAGAGAAGTCTGCAGTCCATCGTGCAACGCCTTTAGAGATTCTTAACTCGTCAATCCAGCCGTTAAAAAATAAGCTTTCCCATCCTGTAGTGCCACATCCTCCAATAGCCAGTATTGTATCTGGATTTGCTGTTGAGGCATCCCAAGCTGCAGTTACAGCTGAACTTGTAATTAATACACCATCCAAGAAGAACTTTATGTAATTGCTGGCTCTAACAAATGCCATATGATACCAAGTGCCTGTACTTAAAGAAACACCAGNAGACATGNAAATTTCACTTATTGNATCNCCATCNTANAAGCGGTANCGCATCTTGTAAGAACCTGANTCATTCCAAATNCCTACCCAGTTGTGACCTGCAGCTGTACCACAAGCATTAACCACAAACACCTGACCACCACCTGATGAAGGTAAGGCATTAAACCTTACCCAACAATCAATGGTCATATCACCTGTTCCAAATATAAAATCAGTTGAGTGAGGAACGGATATGTAATCACCAGTCCCGTCCAGTAGTAATGCTGCTCCTCCAAATCTACTCTGAGCCGTATCAAGTTGAGCATTACCACTAGCAGTAACGGCACGATTAAATAAGGTTTCCTTTATTGTCGTTGAGGCATCAGCTCCGTCAAAATGGAATAAGGCTTTATCGTAAACATCGAGTGCGGTGGTTGTTGTCTGAGTGTACTCGGAGGTTTCTGGAGTGAAGTTGGAGGTCCATCTGGCCGTGCCTTTAGAAATGCGAAACTCATCTACCCATCCAGTCAGAAAACTGTAGTAAGTACCACCAAGATTATACGAACCTATCGTAAGCTGTGCAGCACTGGAGTAAATAGAATCAGCTCCTATATTGTAGGCTGTGCCTAAGGCTGATCCATCTACGAAGCATAACAAATCAGCACCATTGCGTACAAGTGCTACATGATACCAAGTATCTATTGACGGTGACCAGTTGAATTTACTTATTCCGCTACTCTTCCAAGTCGATCCATCATTGTATTCTAATGCAAGGCAACCGTATTGTTGATAATACGAGAACTGCCAAGAACGTCCTGTACTCGTATTATTCATTCTTGATGCGATTACATGAATAGAATTAGCTTCAATAGAACTAAATCGCAGCCAGCAATCAATAGTAAAGTTAGCGTTGGTAAAGTTCCAGTCTGCTGAATCTGGAACATACACATAATCTCCATTCCCGTCAAGCAGAAGCGACGACACACCAAACTTCTTTTGAGCCGTATCAAGTTGAGCATTACCGCCAAATGTAATGGCCTTGTTGAAGCACTCTTCCTTCGCGGAGGTAGCTGCATCTGCTCCATTGAAGTGAAATAAAGCTCTGGTGTACTGATCTATTCCTGCCATTAGCAACTCCTTAAATTAGGGGAGGGAGTAACCCTCCCCACTTACGTAAGAATGGACTAAACGTCTGCTGCCGTCAGTGTAACAGTTACTCTAAGAACATCGTCGTCGACGCATGACTTTGATGCCGAGAATTGTGAGGCGCAGAACAACTTCCCGCCACCGGCTGCATCTCCCTTGGTAGTAGGTGTTGAACCTCCACCAACCAAGGCGCCACCGTAAATGGTCTTCGTCGCATTGATTGTGAAGACTGCTTTGTTCGCTGAATTGGTAAGTGACTTTCCTGACGCAGCCGCCTCTACATACTCTGGACGCGTTGCTTCGTCGTAGGCAGTACACTCAGTATATACTGGTGTTGCGTAAGTCATGCCGACGACGCAGGATGTATTCGACTCGAAGATGGCAACATACCAAGTTGCTACCTGAGTTGAGCCGTGAAACATAATATCAAGAAGAGCATTAAGCCCTTCATCCGTGCACACGTTCCTTGACAAACTGCGAGCAACGAGGCGATCCTTAAACGACGCCCCAACTTGCACACGACGCCATTGCTCCACATCCCAGATAGATTCTACCAGGAACTTACGTTCCGTAATAATTCCTCTTTCAAGTGAAGCATGCATACGATCTCCGATTCCAGATTTACTTCTCACGTTCTACCTCCTTACGTATTGTCTTCACGCATGGTTATCGTGAAGCCGGTAACGGTGGCTGGAGTTCCGACGATGAAGTTCAGACTGCTAAGGTTCAGCTGGCCACCGGATGTTGCGACTGTCCCATCAATCCGAGGATAGATAAACGTGGTGTCAGCACCACCAGCATCAGCTGGATTGGCATAAGCTCTGAACCAACCGGCAACACCTTCGGCAATCGCAGTTAACTCCCAGTCCTGCGTAGTTGACTTGCCGATTGCTCCACCACTTGCCACACCGAACTCCAGTCCGTTTGCAACAGCTCCGTGGACAAATGCACCAGCATCAACTGTTAGCCAGCCGAGCAATGTTCCTGTCGCTGCGAGGTCAGGCGAACTTGGCTGAGCGCCAGTGTAAATGCCGATCACGAAATCCTTAAATACGTCGCGCAACGAACCACCAGCCAACGCGACAAGTGTAACAGACTCGGCAGCTGCGTCAGCGGCAAGCAAGCCTGTCGCCACTTCGATTGTTCCAGCAGCAACCGTCACTATTGTAAAGGGACCAACGATGTTAGCCATGCCACCAGTGAATCCGATGGCAAGAATCGCATCACCAACTGAAAATCCGGCAGTCAAAAATCCATTTGCCGAATCAGTGAATGAGTCAGCGCCTGCGCCACCATCAACTGCGGCAATCGTCGTTGCAGTATAAGTGGCTACGTGACGCGCTGGCACACCACCAAGCATCTTGTTTCTGAGGCAGGTACTGTACTTGAGTGCCATAGCCTTATTCCTCCTATCTACTAAGAAGAACTATGTACTTATCCGCTAATGCCGCAGCTGTTCCTTCACTGCAGGTTGGATAAGTCAATTTCCCCAAAGTCGCATTCTCAAACTGTCCACCATCTGAGCCTGCACACAAGCCCATATTTGTTGCCCAGATGATAACCTTGCCACGTTTCTTATCGGTAACGTATGCTTGCTGCACTCGAGCTACCGTGTACGGAATAGCCGAGTAAGGAGCAACTACAATCTGCTCAAACTCTTTCGGATTACGTCCACCGATGAAGTAAGTTGTTGTCTGATCACTCAGGAACAAGCCATCGTTGACGGCCTTAACCATTGTGATATCAGTACCATACGAGAGAAAATTACGAGCTAAGTCAAATGCGCCCCAGTTGAATCCTTCGCTCCATAGTAAATGTCTTCCCTTAGCCACGAACGTACGGCCAGCATAAAACTCTACCAACTGACCAATCGGCGGATTACTAAACGTCCGCGAAGTGTCTGGCCCAACATACTCACCAACTTGCCATACCCAAGAAGCTCCTTGTCTTACATAACCATTCTCGAATCCGTTTGTGTAAAAGATTCGATCAGGAGCCTGTGCACATGACAAGCGTGCATTTGGTGTCAATCCACTTCGTAATCCTTTCCTTGTATAATCAGGCAGCAGTTGATAGAGGGAAGTACCACCTACAAATAAGCAATCGCCTCCTTCACAAAACATATCACTTCCATAGAAGGAGGCAACTTTGTTCCAGCCAGGACGTCTTGAAACTCTTCCTCTCGAATCCACATCTACGTTGTAAGCTGTTGCCAACTCGCCCATGCTCGTCTTCTCATCAAATGCCAAGCGAGTTGACTCAACCGTGTTGTTAAGGCCAAATGCGCCCCTGAAAATCGGTGTCATCTTAGCCATTGTTACACATCCCAGATTGTTTTCTCGCGTGGTCCAACACGCTTCGATACCCACGCAAGTAGTTTTGCCTTTCCCATTTCATACTCAGCCGAGTAACGATCAGTATTCGGCTTATCGCCCATCTTCGACTCAATGATGCCGTAAGCCAATTCGCAAGTCTTAGGCACAATCGTTTCTCTGTGAGCAACCAATGGGATGTAAGTTGGAATGTCCACGTTACTTACCAATAGCGTAGGATCTCTTAGGTATAAAACCGTAATGGCGGTTTCCTCAGCTGGGATGTTCTGATAATAGACTACATTCCCTTCGAGGCATATCGCCTCAAGATCCCCTTCATTATCAAGCGTTACGTAATAACTGAGGAGCCCCTCCAAGCCTTCTTTGTAGATCATCAACTGCCCTTCGGACGTTCCAGCATACAACAATCTACCAGTCGAATTGCTGGGCATAGCAGTATAGGCGACGCCTAGGGCAGTTGTGATCGAGCCAAGTGTCTTGAGAGCAGGGAGGTCAACGTCTTCGCAAATTAAGCCAATAGCGTCATTTACGAGGTCGGGTATGCGGACCAAAATCTCACTCGACTCATCCTTCAATTTCAACAAGACTTCTTGTTGGAGCTCCTCATAATTCACTACACACCTCCGAGATAGTTCAAAAAATGAATTATCTATGTTCCTCGCTTACCAAGCGCCGCCGGGCAGATGCGAAATCAGCGCGTGTACCTTACACTTGCCGGTGGAAATCACGCCGCCTGCATTGCTCAAGTAAATGACAATCGCAGGTACGGTCGCGTCGGCTCCGACAATAACGACTGGGCCGCTGATCGTACCAGCCGCCTTCGCGGTCAAGAAGTCTGAACCGTTGGTCGGCCAGTAGTAGCCAGCAGTTCCGAAGGTAATATCAGCGGTTACAATGTAATCATCGACGTCAACTGTGGTCACATCACCACCAGTCGTTACCGCATCCGTTGCCAGCGTACCGACACCGAGTGTACCGACTGCAGCACCGGCATCGACGGTAAAGACGGTTGTAATCTGAACGCATATCTCGTGGACAAGTACCGTCCCCTGGCTCGCCGGAAAGCTGAACAGGATGGATGCCAGATCCTCGGCGTCGTCACCAATGACTTCGTTGGAAGAAATCCAGTACGGATTGAACAGGACATTCTTCCTGAGATCGGTTTTTCTGTAATCAAGTGCAGTTACTGTTGCCATTGTTAATTCCTCCTTGGAATTTGTTGTATGCTACTGGATCAGGTAGTACTGGCAGAAGACGCAGAATGTTCCTTCTGTCGTTGCACCACCTGCGGCGATTGTACAAGTGATCAGGCCGCCCTTCGTCCCGAAATACTTTGATCGATCCGAAGTTGCCGTATCGTGAACACTGTACTTAATGCCGGTTTCTAGCGGCTTGGCGATAGAGGAAGTGATAAAGCCATCTACCACTGCCGTCTCACCGTTACCAAGCCAGCCGATTGAGAGCGAAGGCGCCCCACCCACGTATGCCACTGAGATATCCAGCCACACGTCAGTAATGAAAGCGTACTGAGGCACACGAATCAGGCCGTAATAGCCATCATCAGGCGCGATCAGAGTTACGCTCTTCATCATGTAGCCGATATCACTCATCCGATATCTTGATTTATCAACAAGTGTTGCCATGTTTCTGGCCTCCTATACACTCAGCTTACGGCTGAAGTCTTGTTGCGTAAGAGCAGCCGACGATTACGTTCGTGTCAACTGACTCAAACCGTGTCTTGGTCATGCCGAAGATACCACCGCCTCTGACCATGACGTACCGCTTCGCGTCCTTTTCATACGGGACGAAAGCAAGGGTTGTCGACTTGGACTCACCAGCACCACCCCACGCCCATACGCCTGCCTGAGCGCCCAGGAGAAGATTGCGGTAGACGTTTGTGGTAATTGCAGGGATTCTCTCGGACTTCGAGATAAGCATACCGTTGTACTCGATCTCGACCTGCGGAGGAGCACCAAGCGCCCTGGCGTTTCTCACGTAGTCTCCCCACTGCCCAGCGTTGTAATTCTGTCTGAGCCTATCGAAGGCGTAGTTGTGCAGGATAACGCGGTAGTAAGGTTTACCGTTGATCGTAATGGGCCGGATCTTGTAATACTTCTCACCGTAGAGATTCATCGTCTCAGCCCGCTGCTTCATGGCGTCGAGGAAGGTGAGGTCGGCAACATCGGCAGCCGTCATGGACGCCTCAGCAACTTCGTTCACGGTCATCTTGTGGTACGTATCAGGCTCGGAGATTGACATAGCGAAGACTTCGTTATCCTCACCCATCCGAAACGCTGAGTTGCCTGCGAGGTTGTTGATAACGTAATCGCTGAGCAATTCACCCCACCGATCTGTCAGGCCGGTTTTACCTTCCTGGAGCAGGTTGTAAGGAATCCGCTGCTCGTCCATTCTTCCACCGGTGTCAACTGCAAGGTTGAACTCTTCGATGGTGACGTAGAAGTTCCGGAAGCGCATCTTTTCCTCGTTCCCTTCCACCGTCTTCGAGCCGACGATACCTTTCTGTTTCAATGGCAGGCGGATACCAAACTTAATCTGGTCGCCTTCGCCCTTGGCCAGCTCGGTCTTCATCTCGATGATTGCGTTACTTCCGGTGCCAACCAAGTCATTGAATTCGACAGCCGGAAGCAGAACCCGAAAGAGATCCTTTGCCCACTTCTTCCGAGTAAGTCCATCATTTGTTGCGAACAGTACTTCGTGTGCCATTGCACTTCCTCCTTTTTACTTGAGTGTCCCGAGCATATACTGATTCCAGATAAGCTCTGGGACTTTACCTATCTCGTCCTCAGGAAGTGCGTCGATCTTCGCTGCCGTCCATACCGCATCTTGAACTGCTCCAGCGCCACCGACATCCTGTAGACTTGTTGCTGCATCCTTTACCACCTGGGTCGCGGTCTTCCCAGCACTTTCATCTTTCTTCTCACCCTCCGTTGTCGTAGAACCAGCCGCATCAGGTTTGGCCGTTCCCTTGTCAGTTGTTCCAGTTGCTTCACGATACTTCGGGTGATATGTCTTAATTGTTTCGTACATGAAGCGATAAGGATTGGGCTTGGCCCATATCTCCTCTTTCAGTCCCTGTCTCACGTCAGTTACGGTGAGTGTCGAGTCGCCCTCACAGATGGCCTTAGCCATGATCTCGATCATGTCGTCGAAGTTATTCTGGCTCACCACCTGATCAATGTCTTCATATTTCGGCGAGACTCTCATAACTTCAAGTAACTCGCCGAGATAATTATCGCGAGCTTTATAGGCTTCAGTGTCAGCTTTTTCCTGCTGTATAGTATCTTCCGTGATGATGTTCGCATCTTTGAGAAGCTTCTGACTCCGATCATACTGACGTTGAAGCGTACCGAACCGCCCATCAAGCTCACGAAGCTGACTCTTAAGCTCATCCGTCGCATCAGCGATTATCTCCTCGATTGTTTTCTTCGCGTCTCCAAGAGCACCGTCGGCACCGACTTTGGCAGTTGCAGCGGCAGCAGCAGCTTCAGCAGCGGCAGCATCTTCAGCTGCTTTTTTACTTGCTTCGTCGCCGTCGCCTCCAGTGTTAGTGCCCGTTTCACCTGTCGTTTGCTCTCCACTCTTCGATCCATCAGGAGATCCACCACCGGCATCTTCCTTGACTTCGATCTGTCCAGTTGCTTCAAGAAGTTCACGAGTCCCATCGTCCATCTCCAGCACGTCCAATAAATTAGCCATCACTTGCCTCCTTTTGCGCTCTGCGCTTTAAGTTTTTGAGCACGATCCCTAATCCGAGCTACGGCCGTGTCAGCTAGGGCTTTTGTAGCGTGCTCTTCTCTCCTTGTCTGAAGTTCAGCAGCAAGCATTCTTTCTTCCCGTTCCTGCTGCTGAGCATGGTATTGCATAACCTTGGTTCTTACACTCAGTGGTAAATCCGAATACTCCATGATAATATCTGGAGGGATAACGCCAGGGTTGTTCTGGCTGAAATCCGTCAACATCTCAGCAACCGCCATTCGCATAGTGGTTGTGTCAACTGCTTCGTCAACTCTCAGATCATACTCGTATGCCGACAAGTCATTGAAGCCCTGAACTTGCGGGTTCATCTGAGTGTTGACCTTCATCAGATAATCACCCTGTGGCCCTTCAATCCTAATCATGTCTTCGTAAGTGATGTACTGCTGAATCATACTTAAGAGAATCTCACCACCACGAATCCTCGACTTTCTGAAATTATCGAAGAGCATGTAGAGGACCGCGATGCCAGCTTGCTGCCTCATACGCACAGTAAGACCAGCTTCGCGCGAAGACTTCTCAACACCCATCAAGTCGTGGGTTACGCCAGATGTCTCCTTAATATCATTCTCAAAGACTCCATCAAGCATTTGGTATATCGGAGAAATCTGCGGATTCTCAGTAAACTTCACCTTATCAAATGCGCCCTTGTTGACTTCAAGGCGGAAGTTCGGTTTACTTGAATCAGTATCATACGCGCCAGGGTTAAGCAACGCACCGATCTCGTGCATCAAGATACCCTTTGGAGCAGTTTGTAGTAAGTGGATAAGCTGCCGCCTCATGGTATTTCGAGATCGTTGCGGGTCTTTCATCATAGAAATAACACTGAACCAGCGATTCTCGTTTTCGTTCTTATACGCCCCGTACAAAGCGCATGGGAAGTGATCATGCTTATACGGTGAAGGACCTTGTTCAAGTATGGTGTAGTTGGAGAAGATAGCGTAGAATACCTTTCTCTTAAATGCTGGGTAAGATTGAATTGGTTGTGCGTACTGAATCATTTTCCCATTAAGATTGATGCCCTTGGCTAAGACTGCGACGAACTGCGCAAACTCCTCAGGCGAACAGTTGTCTGGCATATTGGTCAGCGGATTGATAAACCAGACTACCGGCACGGTCTTCCTATACCACATCTCGGTTAGGCGATAAACATCCTTAACCATTGAATAATAAAGCGGCGTATCTGCCGACGAGTTGGAGAATTGCTGGACAGCATTACCGTCAAACTGAGGCCATCTCTCCTTAATCTCGTCTATGCCAAGCCACTTATCAATGGTGATAAAGCGCGCATCGTCAAGATTGTAGTCTTTTGAAATAGGATCAAGCATGAAATCGTTGCCATCAATTCTTTTCATCTTGATCCTGGGCCTGAATGGATTATTCTTGTCCACCCAGAAGTAAATCAACGATCTTCCAGACTTGACCATGTGCTCAAAGCACTCGTTTTCTTTATCTCCCATCTTTTCCCGGTAACGGTAGTGCTTGAACGCCCCGTTCATTAGCTCAGCGATGGCGTCATCTTCAGTGTTTACCGGGTAAACGTAAGGAGCTTTATTCGTCTGGGCAGCGAGGCCACAGATCATGTTGATTTTTGGTAAGATCGTGTTGAAAACAGAGTTAACGCGTTTCTGTACTTCCAACTTTTCAAGCACTTCAGCGGTATCTTGCTGTCCGGCGTAAAAGTCGTAGTCTTCTTTTGACTCTGTTCTCCAGTTTGTCTCAGGAGTTGAACCTTCAGCTTCACCAACCCACTCCAACATTTTCTGAAGGAGGTCAGCATTTTGCACGGCTCCATCAGGTTTAGTCAAAATGCTTGATTGCGCAACTATGTTAGCCATTTAGGATGCCTCCTAGTCTATCTCTCTAATTTGAACACTGATGGTTCTCTCTGTAACTGTCTGGAGAAGTCGAAAGGGCGGCTTTCAACTGACCTCTCATCCCACAATCTGTTCACAGCGATGGCCTTTACCTTATACGAACCCTTGGCCAGCGTCTCAAGATCTTGTTGAAGCCTCGATCCTTCCGTCGTTTTCTGTGCCTCAACCTCAGTGGTTGTGGATGCCCCAGTATTTACGTTGGTCATGGTCACGATGAAATAATCTGGAGCCTGCTCAGTCATCATGTACCAGTCACTGACCAAAAAGGGCGCGTAGAAAGCGATTACGATTAAGATAGCGATGAAGTTTTTCATGGTCTTGCCACCTTTTTCCCGCCTTTCAATGCACTAAGCAACTGTTTCTGTTTAAGCGCATTGAGGAAAGATGTTTTCTTAGTTCCAACGCCATTAGGTGTCGCACACGAACTTGAATTTTTCCTAGCCATTTATAATTCCTCCAAGATAATTCATAAATTGAACTATCTTTATTTCTAAACTCCCTGCCATGAACTCGACTTAGTGTGGCCGTACCAAGAATTCTCTGGATATCTTGCTCTGTCCCAGGTTGGTTTCTGTCTTTTCTGCGGCGCACTAAATACTTGCGTTGCCACGTTGTAGAAATATTCTGAAATGCCAAGAGCATCAGCAATGTTTGGCGACTCAACTCCCCGATTTCGCATATCCTTCTTACTCTCTACAAGAAAAGCTCCGTTTGCATCAAAGGAGTAGCGTACGGACGACAACTCGTTCGCGAGGCGAGCGCCAAGTGATTCGTTATCACCAGGAAGCGTGATATCCGGGAAGTAATATCTTGCTTCTAAGCACTTCTCCCTCATGTTTACCCAAAGCTCATCACGAAGTCGGTGATACTTGGCCGAGTCGCTGGAGGCGTTCGCGACATTGACTCCGTACAAGTTGGGAACATTATGTTTCTCAAGCCAGTCGTAAACGCCCGCACCTACTCCAATTACGTCAATCCCGCAACCCTGAGCTTCGCTCTCTGTAAACGTCTGTAAGACGTGACCAGCTAAGGTAATCGTATTCAAGCTATGGTACGTATCCCAGGGTTTAATGCAATTTGCTATACGTGGTAGAACAACTGANTCATCAACGCCATATCTTGCAACGTCTACACCTAAGTAGAGTGGCTCATCCTCTGGTATCGCGTGCATTTCAAAGTG